TTCAAGTGTTTTTTCAAATTGCTTTTTGTATCTGTATTCATTGATTCTTTAATTCTTTTTAATTAAGTCCTGGAGTTAAAAAGTTTTGTAATGTTAATCTAGTGCCTTGTTGGTTTGGTCTTTCAAGATTCATACCATTGTAATAGGCATTTTTGTCTGGATTCACGTCAGCGCCTGAATTTGTAGAGTATTCAGGGAAGTCAGATGTATTATTTCTAATGTATTCTATAAGTCGCTCAGTATAATATTGTGCCGTATTGCTTATTTCTTCACGCAAACTTTGAGCTTCTTCTGTACTTAAAGCTGTTCCATTTTCAGAAGTCTTCGAGTAGATGTTTGAATTTTCAATTTTAAATCTTAAATAAGGAATAGCGTGGTAAAAAGAATAGTTAACTAACACAAAAGAAATATAATCATCAAGTAAAGTCTTGTAAGCAGCATTACCTACATTGCCTATTGTTCCTGCTTGTATAAGCCCTTTGATATGTTCGTATAACTGAGTGCCTAGCTTAGGTTCTATGTAAAGTGTCTGAGCTTGTAGAACATAAGGCAATAAGATATTTACATCAACATTTAAGTTAATTGCCGTAGAATCTTTGAGTTTTTGTTCTGATATTAAAAGTACGTATGCCATTGTTTTTTAGTTATTTAGGTAATTATTTAGGTAAAAACCCTTTATTAGCCATTCTCTTTGGTGGCTTTGCTACTAAGCTGTCGTTTTTTTTTGGAGTAAACCCCTCTGACCTTGCTTTTGTGTAACCTATTACATCAGCATCTTCTATTTTTGTAGTTCTAGATTGTCCTAATGTAGTCTTGTAGATTTTTCTTAACCAGAAATGATGGCAGTTACCACCGCCTTTGTAAAGCCATATTGAATAAGTATCAGCACCTTTAGGGCCCCAACCAGCATTTACTACTTTGCTACCCATATTAATAATATCTTCTTTTCTGTAAAGTTTATTAGCACCCATCATTTGTCTGCAAAAATCTCTTTTTTGACCTGATTTGTTTTGTAAAAAGTTATCTTGCTCGTAAACATATCTAACTCTAAAATAATCACCTGTCTTTTTTGATTGTCCATCTTGGTCAGATTTTCTGCTAGGTATTGCCTTTCCTGTAGAAGCTAACATAGTCTTTTCATTAGCTGCTTCATTTAAGGTTTTTTCAAAATCAAAGTCTTGGTGTTCACCACTTGAATTTTCCTCATCAATTAATTCCCAATCTTCTGGAATATCCTCACCGTATTCTTGTATGAATTTAGTAAGCTCAGTTACTTCTGTTAAATCAGTTGCTTCAGAATGCTGCTCACAAGCCATATAAGAAGTTATACCGTTTAAATCGTGCTCGTGATACCCTTCACAGCCTAAAGTCTTTGCGTGGGCTACAGCCTCTTCTATTGTGCTAAAAACAGGCTTACCATCTACCGTTCCTATTTTATTAAAAGTTTTAAGTTTACTAAGGTTAGCTTCTTCATTTACTGTTTCTTCTGTTTCTTGTAATGGTGGCAACCCTACTGATTCTCTAATTTCTTCTTGTGTCATTACTTCTTTTAAAATACTAGAATCAAACTCTACTGTTATAGGTCTTAATTGCTCAAAGTCAACTTCAAAGTCCATATTATTTACAGAGAATATAGTCTGTAAAGTCTTTAGTATGTTCGTTTGGAATGGGCGTATAACAGTATTATGATAAAAATTACTAGCGTTTCTAAGTTCGTCTGCATTACTTGAAAAACCATTAGATGTATCTATGCCCATTAAGGTTTTACTAGTTATTCTATGGGCGCTGCAAATGTTTGTAACCAAAAGCTCTTGTAAAGCTAAATACTGCTTGTCAGCGTCAGAAACTGCAATAGGAGTTATTTCAGGTGTTCTAGTTTTATCATCTGAGAATGTTAAAATAAACTTGCCAGAGTTCTTAGCTCCTGCAAATTTCTCAGTAAGGCTTTGTTCTATTTGAAATCTTTCTTCTTGTGTCGGAATGCCATTCGCAAAGGAAATGAAATAAGACCCACTAAATCCGTTCTGTATATTATTAAGGTGGAACTCAGCTACTCTTTGGTCAACTAATGCCCAGTTGCAACCTGCTATATAATCAGGCGTGTGGTATATGTCCATATTAGGACTGTAAGAGCCTGTATATATTAACTGACTAGCTGAAGTTCTATCTAGCCTATTAAATGCTTTTATTTCGTGTGGTGGGTGGTTTCTAACATCACTCCAATTTGAGCTAATAAAATAAGAATCTATTTGCCCTAATGGGTTTGGTATTCCTGCTCTTACTCTTTCTACTGGCACGTGGTGAACTTCAGCAATTTCAGTCCTTTCTTGATTCCAGATTATATGTAAAGCGTACGCACCTTGTAGCTTAAAGTCAAAGGCTACTTTTTTAACTACTTGATGTAAAGATTCTTTTCCGTTAGCGTGTCTTAAAAACTTTTTAAGTCTAACATAAGCCTCTAAATTCTCATCTTCATTTTCTACATACAAGTCCTCTCCTGCAATCATTTCAGCTGTAGCATTTATAATAGCACTATGGGTACTAGAGTTGTAGTAAAGGTCAATAAGAAACTGAGGGTATAGGTTTTTCCATTCATCACCACCTGAAAATTCAATCCAGTCCTTACCTCTAGCCTCTTGTACTATTGGTGCTGTAGCCGTTGCTAATGATATGCTTATTAAGTTGTTTTTCATATATATTGCTATATTTTTATTTTGTTAAATCTGGCACAGTATGAAACTTTATAAGCAACTCTGCAAGCCAATCCGCTTCAATTAATGTAGTGTAAAGCAAAGGCTGTCCTGTTGTCATTACGTTGTCAGAATTAACTATGCCATAGCCAAAAATATCTGTATTGGTGTAAGCAATAAAGTAAGTAGTTTCTATAGGGTATTTTATTTCGTGCATAAATTTTTATTATATTCCACCGTCTGTTATTGTCCAATTATTTGGCGCGTTGTCTAAAGTATCTCTACCTGTTTGTCCTGCTGCTGTGTATTTAATAGTATCAAAAGATATTGTTAAATTAGGCTGTACTGATTGAGTTGACCACCCATTATAGATAGCATCTAAGTTAGCAGCAGAGTAATTACTAAAAGTTTTACCTGCCATAAACAAACTAAAGTTACTTACTTGACTAACATCCCAAGCACTTATGTCTTGATTAAATGCTGTAGCGGCTTGAAACATACCACCCATATTATTAACTGCACTTGTATCCCAAGTTCCTATATTTTGATTAAAAGCACTTGCACCCCTAAACATTCTAAACATATTATTAACTGCACTTGTATCCCAAGCTCCTATATTTTGATTAAACGCTGTAGCACTTGCAAACATTCCTTCCATTAATTCTACTCCACTTGTATCCCAATTCCCGATATTACCATTAAAGTTTGTACAATTAAAAAACGTAAAAGATAAATCAGTAGTGCTGATTGTAGGAGCATCAGTAGCAGAACAAGTTAAATTTGTACAACCAAAAAAAGCACGATTAGTAGTAATATCTAAAACTCCCCAGCTTGATATATTTAAAATCTTTAACTTATCCCCTGCATTATTAAACTGAAAACCTGGAAGCGTTCCTGTTATGCTTATAGTATAAGTACCACTACTTGCATAAGTATGAGTAACTTCAGGAGCATTAAATACTGTTATAGTATCTGTTGTAGAGTCGCCCCAATCAACAACTGCATTAAGCCCTGTAGAAGTAGTTAATGGTAGTTTAAATTGAGTTGATGTACTTGAACCTGCACTTATGTTAGCGGTATCAATACCAAACACAAATGCTGAAACTGCAGAGCCTCTTAAACTTGTAGATGATAAACTTAATGCTTGTTTTAAAGCTAACATTACTGAGCTTGAGTGTAATAACACATAGCCATTCCTGACAATACTTCTATTTCTGTAATATTAAGAAACAAAGTAGTTCCAGCAGGTACAGTAAGATTGTCAAATGCTGAAGCTGATGCACCTACATTTGTTATATTTGTTGCTAATAAAAGTGATATTTCAGTTTCTACAGGGAAGTGAGCACAGTAATAATCACCTCCAATTGAACCTTCTGCTGAAGTTACAATATCACATTTATTTGTGCCTATTTGTTTTGATAAAACTGCTTGTACATTATCTATTGCCATTTTTTTATTTTTTAAATTCTTTTATTTTTTTAATTAATTTTTATTGTCCGTAATATATATAATTAGTAGTTGTTGGTTCTACATAAGGCGTATATTGAACCTGAGCCGTTCCTGAGGCGTCTGCTACATACATTTTACCTTTAGTCACTAGACCTTGCACAATGCCTTTATTTGAAGCAGAAGGGCTTAAAACATCAGTCTCTGTTGCAGGAGCAAAACCACTAGAAATAGTAACCGTTCCTGTCCAACTAACCTCATAAACTTCATATTTCCAATATCCAGCAGGTTTTAAATCTATTAGACCTGTGTAAATATCAGGCGTTGCATCATACAAAAAGTCAAATTCAGTATATCTATTTTCAATAACTTCACTTGAAGCATAAGCATATACAATAGACTTATCCATATCATTTGTAAACTTAAACAAATGCCTAATTTTACTTTTAGCTACTGAAGTATTAATACGATTGTCTTCAGTTTGTAAGTATGCCGTTAAGTTAGTTCCTGTAATTGCTTGTATCATATTTCTTTTACCTACTATATAATAGAAAAGTTGGTTATTTATTTGCTTTACTTTGTTTTTAACTAATTTAAAAAAGAAAAGAGTGGCTAAAAAACCACTCTTCTCTAAGAAATATAAGAAATATACTAAAACTACTAACTAAACTAACTAAACTAACTATGAAGTTACTACTGCATTAATAGTAAATGCAGCATTGTCAAATGGCACAGTAGTATAAGGAGCTACTGTTGCAAATGGCAAAGGCTCCATTCCTGTAAAGGTCAAAGAGTATCCATTACGGTCTCCAAAAGCAGCACCTGAATCAATAGTACCTGAGTTTAAGTTCATACCATTTGTTACGCCTAGTCCTATAATAACATCTTTGCCTGATAGTTGAGCATTTAATTGAGCAAATATAACCACTTTAGTTGCTGCTAATAATTTAATTTGATTTTGGTCTTCCTTGCTAAGTCCGTTAAGCATAATAGTTACAGTAGGAGCATAAAAAATACTGCCATTTTCCGTAGAGCCTGTTATAGCTTCACTTACAGTAGCAGTACCCAAAGGAAGTATATATCTGTAAAGGTCATTACCACCCATTTCAATATCTGTAATTTCACCAGCAGATTGAACAATACCAGTTGTGCTGATAGGGTCATCAAATTCGTCATATACACCAAAAAATATCGCCTTTATTCCTCCTGCCGTTCTATTGCAGTCTAAGCCCCTGCCCTTCGTTAAAGTTCCACACGCCATTGTTTATTATGTATTTAATTATTAAATCTATTTACTAGTCTATAAGAACAATGTCAGCACCGATACCTTGTTTAACACCAGATGAGTATCTTGCTACTAATCTCATATTGTCACTTCCGTCCAAAGCTGCCATATCTAAAATTGTAATACGAGTTGCATCACTTAAAAGGTCAGTTCCAAAAAACAAGTTAGATTTTTGAGCAGCTACCATAGTATCATTTCTCATACCTGGACAAACTGCTATTTTAACGCCTTCAAATACTGCATCATAGTCTTTGTTCATTGAGTAAGCATTGATGTACCCTAATGTAGAAACAGCAGAAATGTATAATCTAAAAGTCTTTGGTGACATATAAATATGTAAGTCCTCTTTTACATAAACAGCAGCAGGAATTGCAGCAGTTAAATCTTGTAAGTTTGCTATAATGTTAGCGGCAGTATAAGCAGTTCCAGCACCACCATCATTATCTACTTGTACAACTGTAGCATCTTGAGCAGCTAATAAATAACCACCTGTTCCTACAAACCCTTGAAACGAACCTGCACCAGCAGCAGTTCCTAACCATATTCCACCCTCAGTACCATCTGCTATAACTCCAGCCATATAAGAAATTACATAGTCAT